GGGTTTTTCAAATTTAGCATTCTGAATCTCCTCAGTAACCCAACTTGGAATATCTTCTTTCTTTTTTGCCATAATTCATTGACTCCCAAGAGAACCAAGCGAAGACCAAAGCAAGGCGCTTAGAAAAAATTATGCCGGTATTGGTTACTTATATGATTCTGTAAGAGATGCGTTTCTTATTGCGAAACCGTATCCATCCTGGACATTAAACGAAAGTACTTGTTGGTATGAGTCACCAGTTGCTCATCCAGAATCAGGCCCATGCGAGTGGGACGAAGAAAACCAGCAATGGATTGAGGTAGAATAATGTCATATTTAGGAAACTCACCGGAATTTGCAAACTTTCCATCAAAGTTCTTTTCTGGAAACTCAGTATTAACTAATTTCACATTAAATAACGCCCCTCCTAATGACGCTTCTTTATTGGTTTTTATAGATGGGGTAAGGCAGGACACTAGCGCTTATGATGTAAGTGGAACAACTCTTACTTTTACCGTTGCTCCTCCTACTGCAACTAATAATATACAGGTCGTTCAACTTGGTTTGCTCAGAGATGTTGCAACTCCGGGTGATGATACCGTTAAAGTGGCTCAATTAGATACAGACAGTGCAGGAACAACGGGTCAGTTTTTAAAGAAGTCTAGTTCTACTAATATTGATTGGGACGCTGTAACAGTGGGGGCAATCACGACAGAGGGCGATGTTTTCTATAACTATACAGAGATTACATCAGACACGACGTTCAATATACCGACAACACAGAACGCGTTTTTATCAGGACCAATTACTATTAACGACGGCGGTGGTACAGTCACTATGACACTTTCTAGCACTACCACACTAAAACTTATTTGAGGATAACATTATGGTAGCAAAACTTGTATTAGACCAACTAGAAAAAACAGGTGGGTCTTTAACCCCTCTGACACTTCCCGCTTCTAACGCTACAGCTAGTCAATATCTACAGAACAATGGATCTGGAGTGATGAGTTGGTCGACTGTGGCCGCTGCTGCATCTAACATCCTACGCAAAACTGGAGATTATGTAATCGTCACTGGAGATGTTGATGGCACTACTGAATTAGTTATTGCCTGTAATGCTAACGCTGCGAATAGAACAATCACGCTACCCGGAGTAGCCGTTGCAGGGGCAGCAACTTGCATAATCACAATTATAGCTGATGATGATGCTACGGGCGCTTTTGAGGTAAAGGTTCAAAGCGGCGGCGGCGGCACGCCTGAAGTTTGGACTGGCTTTCAGAAAGGAGACTTTGTACGACTTATCGTAAGCAACAGTACATGGTTGGTCGTGGATCACAAAGAGACAATGTTTTCTTCTAGGATGTTAACGTCAGACTTCTCTATTGCTGCTAGCGCCCAGACAAAACCAACTGGTTATACAAATGTAACAGATATTGGAAAGGTTTGGGATAACACTAATAACAAATTGGTATCACCGTTCGCTGGAATTTGGGATGTAAATTGGAGACTTTCGGCTGCTACTGATAATGGTAATGCTCCAGTTTTATTTGTTGGAGGAACGCGGGTATACACAGCTCAGTGGAGCGGGGATGCTGCAGGTTACAACTATGGTCAGAACATGGCATCTTTGAGGGTTAAAGTTGCGGCAAGCACGGATATTGAATTTTATTCCCATAATGGTTACAGCTCCGGTGCTTATGTGGTATATGGCAATGGTTCTGACGAAACAGGTTTTGATGGTAAGTTCGTAAGGACTTATTGATGAATTCTTTTAACGATAAGCCTGACGAGGTATTGCCTGACGACTTTGGATTTGCCTTGCATCTCATTAATTCAGATGCCGTGGTAAACATCATGCAGACTGGTACTTATGGAACGCCTAGTCTTAAATTGGTCTGTGAGTGGGACGATGAAGTAGCAACCTTTCCAACTGCTGATGAAATGAATGCGGCAGTAGTTAAAGGGAATTGGGAACGTGTTCGTAAAGAGAGAAACGAACTCCTCGCTGTAACAGACTTCTACGCTTTAACTGACGTACCTATGTCTGCTGATATGACAACCTATCGTCAAGCATTGCGTGATGTTCCAGCAAGTGTGGAGGATTCTAAAGACGTAGTATGGCCTGAGAAACCCTAATGGCATTAGGCATTTGGAATGTAACATGGGATTCCACAGAGGCTGCTGTTCAGTGGGATGCGGCTGTAGGAACTTGGGGCGATTCTGGTTGGTATCTTAGTGGAACTGTAACTTTAACTGGTTACGCTCCTAATCTTCCAGTTGTCAGAGATATACCAACTGCTGATTTAACGCTTATTCCTTATGCTCCATTAGCTGTTGAAAATAAAACTATAACTATTTCTAAGGGCGATATAACTCTTACAGGTTATATTCCGTCTGCATTAGAAGGTTCTATAGCAAGACCCGGAAAGGGTGACTTAACTTTAACTAGTACAGCCCCAACAATAGGTCAGACATTTAGTTTTAATATTGGTGGGAACTTAGTTCTTGTAGAAAGGGTTCCTGATGTTCAACATAGAGCGCCCTTGTATACGGCTGAGGTGAATATATTTTAATCATGGATAAAGTTAAACAATGGAGTTGGTCAGAAGTTGCTTATAAGGTTGACCCTGAATTAAGCGCCCCAGTAGTCACTTATAAATTCAATAATGGAGCAAGGGTTTTCTATAAAACCAAAAGAAATGGAACTAGAAAAAGCAGATAAATATATTGGTTCGGACTTCACTAGAGCAAAGAATACAGCCGAAATGTTGGAGAAGAAATATCCCGGTTGGTTATGGGCCGTTCATACAATGGATGGGGTTGTGGTTGTTAAATCAATGAGGCTTTCTGGTAATTGGGGTTTTGTTCTTCATGAGAATAAAATCGATAATGATTATAAAGCTGTTGTTAATGCGGGTGGAGAAATGCTTGAAAGATTTAGAATGTCTAGAGGGGAGTTTAATCAGGATAAATACCTTACCGATTTAACTATGAATCATAGAGGGCAATTAGATGGAGACTTTTCCTGATGTCGTTAATTAATCCTCAACCTCCATTAGAGGGTTCAGCGCCAATGTCTTTGGATGACGACACTCCAAATGAAAACAAATGGATAAGGATGGCTCGTCAAATATATGAAGGGTCCACAGAGTATATTGATGCTAATTTAAGATATCAGTGGGAAAAGAGTTTGTCGATGTTTAACAACAAACATCCTGCTGGCTCTAAATACCTTACCGGGGCTTACGAAAAGAGATCAAGATTTTTTAGGCCAAAGACAAGAAGCGCTGTCCGAAGTTTGCAGTCCGCTATGTCGGTTGCTTTCTTTACTAATGAGGATGTGGTCAGCATAGAGCCTTCTAATGCGAATGATCCTCAACAGGCTGCTGCGGCTGTTATTGCTCAATCAATTATGCAATATAGATTGACTAATACGATTCCTTGGTTTCAGATAATGACTGCTGCTATACAGGATGCGGCAGTTCAAGGAGTTTGTATTTCTCACCAGTATTGGGATTTTGAGGAAAAAGAAGAGACTTATGTTCAAGTAGATAATGATAATGAGCCTCTTATGGATGAAGAGGGAAATGAGCAAACTCACGAACAGATTACAACTTTATCTGATCATCCTGTTATTGAATTGATATCTCCAGAGAATATAAGGATTGATCCTGCGTCTGATTGGTCGAATCCAATTAAATCTTCTCCTTATATAATACATTTGATTCCAATGTATTTGCAGGATATAAGGCAGAAAATGGACGCTGGTGAATGGAATGAAATTTCTGATGAGGCTTTAATAGCATCAGCTTCTGAAGCGGATACAGAGAATACAACTCGATTGGTTCGTGATGAGCCTCGAATGGACCCATTAGAAAATGACACTGAATTTGGAGAGATAAGAGATTTCTGGATTATATGGATTCATAAGAATATTATAAAAAAAGACGGTATTGATTGGTGTTATTTTACTGCTGGAACAGAGCATATGTTAACCGATCCCAAACCACTTAATGAGATGTATCCTTGGTTGAGGGATGGGGAAAGACCTTATGTTATGGGTTGCGTCAATATTGAAGCGCATAAGATTTATCCATCAGGCACAGTAGAATTAACACAGGAATTGCAATCTGCTGCTAACGACATTTGGAATCAGAGATTCGATAATGTTAAGTTAGCGATGAATAAGCGGTATCATATACGCAGGGATAGGAATATTGATCTTGATGCTTTATTTAGATCGGTTCCCGGCGGCGCTGTTGAAATGGATGATCCTGATACAGATGTCAGGGTAATAGAAACCAGAGATGTTACTGGTTCTGCTTACGCTGAACAAGACAGGATTAATATGGATTTTGATGAGTTGCAAGGCAACTTTTCTACTTCTACTGTACAAGGCGCTAGATCATTGAACGAGACTGTAGGAGGGATGAATCTTCTTGCGGGTAGTAGTGGGCAAATTGCAGAGTATACATTAAGAACTTTTGCTGATACTTGGGTTCAGAATGTTTTAAAACAATTGTTACGTCTTGAGCAATATTATGAGACTGATCCCGTGATTTTAGCTGTGGCTGGACAAGCGGCTCAGAAACGAAAGTTTTCTTTTAATATTGATGATACGATGGATGAGTTGTTAAGACAGGAAGTATTATTGAAGGTTAATGTTGGTCTGAATGCTACTGACCCAATAAAGAAAGTTCAAAATCTGTTATACGGGGTTCAAACATTAGCTGCCTTCCCCGGCGTTCCTGAAAGTATAAATTTGGCTGAGTTATCAAAAGAAATTTTTGGTCAGTTGGGATACAAGGATGGAAGTCGATTTATAAATATAAATGAAGAGGCCGACCCACAAGTGCAACAATTACAACAGCAATTGCAAGAATTGCAACAAATGGTTGAAACAGATCAAATAAAGATTCAAGGCAAAATGCAAGTACAACAGTCTAAGAATGAAGGAGCTACTAATGTGGCTCAGATTCGTTCTCAATCTGATATAGAAAGGGAATTGATACAGCAGGACACGGATATTCGTGAGGCAGAAATTCGTCATCAGGATGCTGTAACTAGAAGAGGTGAATTGATGTTACAAAGGGATGCGTTATTAAATCAAATGTCTGAAACGGAAATGGAGAGGGAATTAGAATTAAGAGCTGGTGGTAAAGCGGGAACATTGAGTAGAGACAAATATAACAAAATTCCGTTTGCGGTTGGTTAATGGAATATTATAATCCGGCTGAGGCCAATATAGAAGAATTTGTAAAAAGAATTCGTATTAGTTCAAAAACAAGAGAATTTGTAAGAACTCCAACTGGAGAGGCTGTTATGCAAAAAGCCTTATTCGATTATCGAACAGGAATAGAAGATTTGCAGGAAATATCTCTTCAGGGGTGGGTAGGTTCTTCAGAAGAGGAACTTAAACAGTACCGTAAAATTTCTCTTAATCTGACTACACCGTTAAAAATCCTTCAGTGGTTGAATGGAATTATTACTGATGGGGATAATGCGGAAGTGATGATTAAGCACAGAGATTCTATGGAATAATTAGGAGGTTTAGTATGGCAGCTACCCTAGAGGATGCTATCCAAACAGGACTTGAAGAAGTTGAAACAATAGAAGAAGTAGAAGAAGTAGAAGAAGTAAAATCTACAGCCAAGGAAGAAGAAGTTGAATTAAGCGCTCGTGAAAAAGCGATGGATGAAATATTTTCCGCGAGAGAAAAACAACTTGCAGAAGAAATTGGAGTGGATTTTGAGGAAGTTGACTCTTCTGAAGAAGTTGAAGAAGTAAAAGAAGTAGAAGCAGTTTCCGACGATTCGCCTATCTGGAAAGACGGTGATAATTGGATGACCACTGTAAAAGTTGATGGTGAAGAAGTTAATGTTTCATTTGATTCATTAAAGACTTCTCATCAAAAAGATAAAGCGTCTCAAAAACGCTTCGAGGAGGCGGCTGGGTATTCTCGTCAAGTGCAAGAAAGAGAACAGAAGTTAAATGACTATATTGCACAGATGAAACAACAGCCGCAAGATCAAGAACCGTCGCCATCAGATGAAGCGACAC